TTTCATTTAGCTCTTTTACTAAATTTAAAGGTGGCATGCTAAATTTTAAAAAGCTATCCATACTTTGTGCGGTCAAATTTAACCTCACGCTTAGCACCCAAAAACTCAATTTCTAGTTTTGTTTACGCTTGCACGCCGCAGCCACCTATTTTTTCTTAATATTGCCTCGCCTATTGCCGTATCATCACCACCCCTAAAAAATTGCACTGGCACATCATCTATTGGCGGTAATGGCACACTAACGCCGTCACGTTTTAGCTCGTTTATCATTAGCTCGACTTGCACCGTATTATCGCCTGCGTTAAATTTAAGCACCTTAGCAGGTAGCGCCGTATGTACCCCTGCCTCAAAGCTTAATAATCCGCTATCAAAAATTTGCGTTAAATTTGGATCGTTCATTTTTTCTCTACTTTGTGAAATTTGCCATTTATTGCGATTAGCTCCGTTTGCCAAGTATCGTTTAGAAAATCGCCACTATGCGTTAGCTGGGTTATCTTATAATCGCCGTCATATTCGCTTAAAATTGATTGTATTCGCACGAGCGAGCCGATGTTTAGTTTAGGGTTTAATAAACACGTAACCCTTAGCCCATCGTCGGTCTTTTCTGGGCTGTTAATCAAGCCAGTTTTTTCGCTTAAAACAAAGCCCTCGCTATCGTTGATTACTTTATCCTTTGGTAAAATGTTTAAATTGCCGTCTAATATATGCCAGTTAGCGTCATTATTTTTGGCTACGTGTTTCAAATAGTCCTTTATATCACCGCTTAATACCTTACATCTTGGCAAGGCTTTATCTTTTGGCAAATCTACCACGCCTTGCTTTGAGCTACTCATCGCCTTTACGCACATATTGACTACGTCGCTATCCTTTACGCCAGCTTTTAGCGTTGTGTATAGCCTAGATTTTGAGTAGTCATTTTGCCCGTCGCCGCACTCAATATGTGTTATAAAATCTAAATCGTTGCGGCTGGTGTAAGCCTGCGTTATTTGCCCTGCAAAAATTAATCTTGGCTCGTCATAGCCTGCAAATAATTTCACTTGGTTAAAAATTTTATTTGCTATTTGGTTACGGTTGTTGGCATTTAGGTTATAAATTTCTATTTTGCTAGTGTTTGGCTCTTCGCTTATCGTCTTTTCAATATTAAAGCTTATGGCGAGATTGTCTATTACTATGCTTTGTTTATTATTGCCTATTTCTAAGCGGTAGCGTCTGCCGTATTGCCTCACGTCCTATCCTTTGCTATCTCGCTCATCGCCGCGTTAAACTCTTTTTTATCGACGGCGTAAAGCTTCAAGCGTTCGCCTAGCTCGCTAAAATCTACGCAATTAACACCGCTTTTTGTGGTATCAACTAGCATAAAAACAAAAGGTAGGTTCTTATTAATAAGACTTGGTGCATTAACCGCTAAGCCCTTGTTAAAAGCCAAAATTTTATTTGCATTTAGATCGGTTAAATCAAATTGCCAAACTGCACCAACCTCGTTATACTTAAGGGTTAGCTCTAGCTCCATGCCAAATATATTAAAATTTTGCGTTTGTTTTAGCTCGTTTGTTGTTGGTATTTCGTAAATCAAAATATATCCTTTAAAAGGCTTGATTTTTTTAGTTTTGGCTCGGTCTTGCCTAAATTTACACCTCTTTTACCTACGTTTAGCCCTTTAGCCGTTTTTGTTTCAACGATAAAAACCTCCTCGAGCGTGAGTGTAACGTCAGCGTATAGATCGCTTTCAGTAGTTACTTCTATACTCGTAATTAGCATATTCCTATATGTTTTTAACCCAGTTGTTACGATCAAAAACTCGCCACTCTTTTGCACTTCCAAAAGCTTTTCATATAGGCTTTGTAGTCTATTTTTAGCGGTACTGTTATCCTTATTTTCTTTTCCGTCGGTTAAAAATGGGGCTATTTCACGCACTTTTTTATCAATACCAAAAATCCTAGCGTATCGCATTGCCTCGTTTTTTATGTGTTTTACGTTGGCGTATAATTTATAAGCTTTTTGTGTGAAGCGGTGGGCGGTTTTTATGTATGGCAGGTTAAAACGGACTACTTGCATAATCTCGTCAAATTGCGTAAAGCTAGGCGGCTCATAAGCCACTATTTTGCCCTTGATTGTTATTTCTTTCGGCTCTAGCACGGCATGATCTGCTACATTTGCACCGCTTTCTATCGGATTTTTAGTAGTGCGTAGTGTGCTTTTATTGTTTTCTTGCTCAGTTGCGTCTAGTCTAAACGTGCCTATCTTACGGCTTGTTACTTCAATCATTAGTAGCCACCTCTTTAATTAGCTTGAGTAAATGCTAGGTCGCTTTTTTGCCTATTGTTTATTATTTGGTTAGCCATTTGTGGGTTATTTGTGTTTATGTTAATAGTTGTTGTAGCTGTTCCGCCGTTATACTGCACCGATCTATTATTATCTGCGTATTGCGTCGCTATCGCTGCTTTTGGCGTATCGTTACCAAAGCCTAAAAAGCTTTTAGCTCCCTCCCACATATCGCTAGCGGTTTGCCCTATATCAAAGTTTTTAACCGCATTTATAACTGGGGCAATATAAGTATTGTATAGTTCTCTAAAGCCAGCCCCAATGCTATCTATCCAGCCAAAAAATACTTTTTCTATCTTGTCACAAACTTCGCTCCATGATGTATCAAACATTTTGCAGACGCCCTCAATCATTTCTCGTCCGCCATCGCACCAAAATTTAAAAGCTTTTTTCATAATATCTAGTCTGCCAGTAAAAAAGCCCCTATTGAAGTAAGAATGCCAATAACTGACTGCCCAAACCCCATAATTATTTTTACAGCCCCACTAAACACTCGCTTAATTGTTGGTTCGATTTCTTTATATACCGTAATGGCTTTTTACCCCATTCAATAAACGGCTTCCAGTAGTCGCCTAGCAAGCTCTCACCGCCGTCTAAATAGGTCATTAGATCGTCGATTAGTAAAATAAGACCACCTATTAGCATAATTACCCAGCCGATAGGGTTGGTTAAAAACGCCGCTAGCATTGCACGTTTAACGACCGCCAAAACACCTACAAGAATTAATAACGCCGCTTTCCAGCCTATCGTACTACTTATTACTTTATTTAAAAATCTAAACGTGTTTGTAAAAACTTGCCCTAGCTTCAATACCCATTTAAAGACATTAGTTAGCCCCTCGACCACCAGCGCCTTATTAGCTCTCAAGAAGTTGTTAAAACCTTTTAGGCTTTGATTGACGACTGGGATCAATTTTATTGCTGTTTGGGTTACTATTGACTGCACCGCCGTTTTTGTTTTTTGTAGTTGATCTTGATACTCTTTTGCTTGAATTATTTCGGCTTGTGTGATATTAAATAGTCTATCTTTTTTCTTTGCCAGCTCCTCGATATTTTGCAAAGGCACGGTCAAGTAGTTTGCTATTAGCCCACTAGCTGCTGTTGCTGCTGCGCCTATTAGCATAAATTTACTTCTTATATTGCTTAGCTCTTGTTTTAAATTGGTAGCTGGCTTTTTCTCGGTTAGTTTTTTGGTCTCTTTCGCTGCTTCTTTTGCTCTCTCGCCGACCTTTTCCTCTGCTTCTGCCACTTCGTGAAAACTAGCGGTGAGTTCCTCGGCTTGCCCTTTAGCTTCCTCACACCACTCTACGCCTTTATTTTTGGCTTGTTCTAATTTTGCTATTAGCTCGGCATTTCTTTCCATCCCAGCTTTTACTGCGTCGCTTATGGGTTGGACTGTTTGTTTGGCTAGGCTAGAGATATTTTTTAGCCCTTGCTCTATCTGCTTTATCTTGCCACTATCAACATCAAATCCGATTTTGTAGAGAAATTCATCTAATAGCACTATATATCCTTTTAAGGGGCATATTAGAATAAATTTTAATAATGGTTTCGGCTTGTGTTTTTGTTGTATTAAATTATGATATACATAATTATTAAGCATAAAATAAGGGATATTATTATATAATTATCTTATCAAAAGGGATAAAAAGCCTTTTTGATAATAAGAACTCAAGGAGGAAATATGAAAATATTTCTGAAAGGGTTAAAAGAGTTGCTAGAAGCGTTAGCCGCACTTCTAGCGATAATAGAAATCCTTAAAGGGTGGCTTTGAGCCACCCCCTTGAGTTCGATTATAAGACACTACACTTTATAAGGAGCTTAAAATGGATGTTGTTTTTGACGTGGCTCAATTAGTAGTTTGTATCGCTCTAATCTATGAGATGTGGCGTAACCACAAGCTAACAAAACGCATAAAAGAGTTAGAAAATGCAAAAAAATAAAACACCTAAACGTAAAGATTTTGTTGAGGTTTTTGGTATTCCTTATGCCACATTAAACGACTGGGCTAAATCAGGGGAGGATAACTGGCGTTTTAAATTGCTTGATTTTTTGAGTAATCTAACTTTTGACGAAATAGAAATAATAAAGAATAGAA